TTTATTGTAACCTTTTTTAATACTCTTTGTAACGCCAGGACTTGTTAAGTACTTATACCATTTTCTGGCTGGAGTGAGAGCATCCCATTCTGCCCCACCTTTTAGCGGGATTCTTTCTTTCTTCATATCTTACATGATTCACAATCATCTTCGTCCTCATATTGTGAACTCTCTCCGTCGTATGCGTGATGGGTAGTTTCGTCTGTCATTTCTCCGGCACCATCAAAAGTGTTGAAATAATACAGTTGCTTTAATCCATATTTGTACGCGGTAACAAGGTCTGTTAACATTATAGACATTGGTATCTTATTATCTTCATAATGCTCTGGATTATAAGACGTGTTTACACTAATCCCTTGATCAATGTACTTTTGTAAGATACTACAAATCTTAAGATAACCATCGGGAGATTTTTGATCCCACAATAAGTCATACTTGTTTTTAAGGTGATGATAACCAGGAACAACCTGAGCCATAACACCATCTTTTGACTGTTTGTAACTAACTAATGCTCGAGGTGGTTCAATACCATTCGTGCTATTAGAAATTTGAGCGCTTGTTTCCGCTGGCATAAGTGCCATGAGTGTGGAATTTCGAGTACCTGTTTCTTGGAGTTTCTCACGAAGCTCGTTCCACGGTAGTCTTTCCGTATGCTCTATTATATTATTTAGCTCTCGTTTATATGTATCAATTGGAAGAACTCCACCGGCATATTTTGTGTCATTTTTTGCATTTATTTCACCTTTTTCTTCAGCTAATTTCTGTGAAGCCTTAATTAGGTAATATGACCATGACTCTGCGTATTCATCTACTATTTCAAACGCTTCTTCATTATATTTAAGACCACGTTTGGCTAAAAAGTATGCTAGGTTAATAATACCAATACCTAGCGGTCTACGATTCATAGTTCCACGTTCTGCCGCTGGTACAGGATAAGATTGATAATCAAGTAACTCGTCTAGTGCGCGTACAGAAAGATCGCAGTATTTTTCGAAATCTTTAGGATCATTGATGAGTCCCCAATTGATTGCTGATAATGTACATAAAGATATTTCACCTTCATCCGGATTATCTGATAATGGACTTGTAGGTAGATCAATTTCACAACATAAATTACTCATACGAATAGGAGCTTTTTTAGCAATAAAAGCGCCATGATCATTAGCATGATCTACGTTCATCACATAAATTCTACCTGTATCTTTACGTTGCTGCATTAATGTAGAAAACACTTCAGTGGCTGGTAATGTTTTCTTACGTATAGAATATGCTCTCTCATATTTCTCGTATAATTCTTTAAATTTATCTTGATCGTCAAAGAATGACTCATATAACCCAGGGACATCGTTAGGATCAAAGAAAGTTATATTACCACCAGTCAATAGTCTTTCATACATCAACTTGTTTAACTGAAATGCATAGTCCATATGACGTACACGGTTTTCTTCAATGCCTTTATTATTTTTTAATACAATTAGATCTTCAAATTCGTAATGCCATATAGGTAGATATACAGTTGCAGCTCCACCGCGGACACCACCTTGTGAACAAGATTTTACCGCAGCTTGAAAGTATTTAAGAAACGGAATTAAGCCAGTATGAACTACTGATCCGTCTCCAACTTTGGCTCCTTCCGCTCTAATAGATCCTGCGCCAATACCGATACCAGCTTTTTTACTAATATATTTTACGATGGAAGTTGCAGTAGCATTAATAGAATCGAGACTATCGCCAGATTCGATAAGCACACAACTTGAAAACTGACGGGTTGGAGTGCGTACTCCTGCCATAATCGGCGTAGGTAACGATATATAGAATAAAGAAATCGCATCATAGTAATCCTTCACGTATTTCATACGTGTTTCTTTGGGGTAATTTGAAAATAGTGTAGCTGCAATCATCATGTATAACATCTGAGGAGTTTCATAATGTTGCTTTGTTCTTCGATCTTGTACTAGATACTTACCTCTAAATTGCTCCATACCGGCATAAGTAAAAGTATCATCTCTATCGTGCTTGATATAAGCATCGAGTTCATCAATTTCTTCTGGTGAGTAATCTTTCATGATAGCGCCATCATACACATCGCGACTTACATTTTCAATAATCACTTGCTTTAAATGCCATGGTTGATAGTCACCATACACTTCTTTACGTAACTTGTAAGATACAAGTCTAGCCGCAACGAATTGATAATTAGGCGTGTGCTCAGAAATAAGTTCTGCAGCTGATTTAATTAAAAGCTCATGGATATCATAAGCAGGGATTTTGTCGTACAGTTGTATATTAGCTTTAAGCTCGATCTCAGAGATTGATACTCCGGATATATCGGCTGTGGCCCATTCCAAAACTTTGTGTACTTTTTCTAAGTCAAAATCTTGCGATGTGCCATCTCGCTTGGTTACGTGCATCGTCATAAGTGGTTGTCCGTCATTCATAGTCAGTTCATTAATTAATAATATATATATTATAACACAAAACCTAGGTTTTGTACATGGTTATTTTTGTTTTATTTTGAGTCTTCTTTCGATTTCTTCGATTCGCGCGATTAGCTGTGGGTATACTTCGAATTCGTGTAATTCCTTACAAGGATGTGAACACTCTTCTACTTTATCTAACCTTGCTGCAGCCAGAGGATACTGCTTTCTAAACTTAGCGTCTTTCTTAGCTAATTCAAGGTCATACTTTTCAGCAAAATGTTGCATGAATCTATCAACTTGCTTTTGAAACCAAATACCAGCCGTAGTTCCTTGAAACCAATTATAGAATGATGATCCTATGATAGAACCTAGGATTGATTTTAGTGATAGTATTAGTAAAAAGTACATAATTAGTCCTTAAATTGATGATCTATCCAGCATTTTCCATAGTATAAAATGCCTAGCCATAAACTAAACATTACTCCGTCTACATAAGTTAGACCATTCCAAGCCGCTATAGGATCCATTATTCTTTTACCTTTGCGAGTTTCTTAATTGCTTTAACGTAGTTAGGCATTCCGTGATCTACAACTCCGTCAAAGAATTTAAATCTTTTCCATGAATTCCATATACCATAAAATGTGTCAGTCCATGTTGGCTTAAGAGCCTTGTCGCCAAATCTATTAAAGTAAATCATTTCACCGTGATGTCTAAATCCTAACCAAGCTGGTGGGATTCTACATACGATATCGTTATTGTTCATAAATCTATAATGCGGTGATTTCACATTTTTAATAAAATGTTTACCTCCGACTCTTGGAGATCCAAATGTAAATAATTCTTCTGGTTGATAACGCGTTGTAGCAATAGTGGCCATAGCAGCACCCAAAGAATGCCCAGTAAAGTATACATCTTTTCTTATCTTTAGTTGGTCGTTATGATCAAGTTCTTTTACAATGTCCATCCATACGTCATCGACTTCTTCTTGGAATCCGCCATGGACTTTACCACCGGCTTTTGCTGTATTTTTAATTACTTTAAGGTCAGCCAAGACATCATTTAATTTTGAAGGTTCAGTTCCTCTAAATGCAAACCACATATCATTTCTGTCTTTTGCAATAAGTACTTCCGCACCATCTCTACTAATAATTTTACCTGATGCAAATCCTAATTTTTTACAAGCTGTATCAGCTGGTTTAGGATTCATGTATGCGATGGCTGATAGCTTTGCCGCTACTTCTGCTCTTTCCCATACTGTCATATCGTCTTTCATTCTACTCATTTTCTTCTTTCTCCACTTTAATCTCAACCGCTCCAGCTTCTTCATCATTTATTGTCACATTCCTATAGTAAACTATCACCTCACCGAGTTGATTAATATATCTTTTAATTTCTTGCGTATTATAAGACATCAACTCATAATCTGCAACCGTCATCGCGTAGAATACAATATCTCCACCATGTTTCTTTTTAATATCATCGATAAACTTATCGAGATACGTATGTCCCTCAGGATATAGATCCTCTCTACCTAATTTACAATCAGGCTTTTTAGTCTCTGGATTTTTAAGACAATTCTCAATTATCTTAGCATCAGATACTACATACCACTTGGGTTCTTTTAAATCAATTGCTCTTGGTAATACCGGTTGAACAATATCTATTTTAATTGGTTTTGTTATAATCTCAACTTCTCTTGGAGCCTGTTGTAATAGACTACAACCACTAATCGTTAAGAGAGCTAATACGCTTGCTATCTGCTTCAATCGCATCAAAGACCTCCTTCGTTTTATTATTGGCTCTAAGTTCTATTAGACCAGGTTTTGCACTGGCTAACTTAGCTAGATTATGGCGTCTGAATATATCTAGATATTCGGCCATTTCTGTTTCGTATTGTTGATTTTTAACTTGTAGCCCAGAAAGAGCTTTAGTTGTTTGTTTTAGATTATTTTGAATAGAATCTATAGTAGCCTTTTGTTCTTGATCTCTTAGATCTTGCGCTGCTATAACCTTAATCTGTTCTTCTAACTTGTTCTTCATGGGTATAACAGAAAAATTGTAGTACATGAATCCTGATAAACCCATAGCAACAATAATTCCAATCAATAATTTACTCATAATATTATTTCTCTATTTTTTTAGACTCGGCAGCTTTCCTTCTTGCAAGTATTCTTTCAACAAATCTACGGCCTGCTTTAGTTCGACCATCGTAAATGTCTTTCTTTTTCTTTTTCTTATCGTGCACCGCATCAGCCGGCATTGATACACCGCCACCACCTACTGAATTAGCAGCATCTTCCCACATGTCTTTAAATTTTTTCATCTTTTTATATCCGCACTCGTTATGAGTATTTTTTGTTTTGTTAACACGTGTTCTACTTGATATACATTTAAACCAAAAATAGAACCACTAGGTTCTGTAAAATCAACTACGCTTACCATACTATTTATATGCGCAATGACTTCAGCTGTCTTTGGAGACGCAATATCTTGTACTAGTTTATATTTACCAGGAGCAAGCTTGTTGTCTTTCTCAAACCAAGCTGCGCTTTCAGACAGATCAATACTTTCTTCTAAATCTTCTAAAACTTCATCTAAAACTTTCTTTATTTCATCTTCAGATAAATCAGTATGTTCTTTAATTAAAAATAAAGCTGCTGCATAAGAAGCTAATCTACTGCCTCCACCAGGAGCTTTCTGCAATAGTCTTTTAACATTAAATACTAACCTATGGAAAACAGTATACGAAGATTTTTCCTGAGGAGTTTTACGATCTTTAGCCTTTTTAATAACCTTTCCGCTATCGTCAATTACACCTAATTCGTAGGCTTCTGTTTTATCCCATGGCGTGACTAACAACTTTAGAAATCTAAAGGCGTAAAATAAATCTGCTGTTCTCGATACTATACCCATTAAATATTCCTAAGTCTCTCTATTATGTTTGTGTCTAAAGGTATTTCAACCTTATAATCCTCCGGCAAATAATTCAAGAAAACTAAAAATGTCTTTAGTTGAGAATAATGTTCAGGTTCTATTTTAAACCACATCATTCTATTAGCCGCTTTAATACCAAATACATTATACAAAACTATAATGTGGTTTAATATAAGCCTTTCTTGTAAATCACCAGATTGTTCATATCTTCTAAGTAATCTTTTAAGATACTTAAATCTTGTTAAATCTTCTTTAAACTCTTCGATCTCAATACATTCCGGGTTATTGTAATGTTGAGATGCGAAGAGCTCAAAGTTCCTACTAGTCAAAGTGTCAAATATTTTCATCATATATTATCTATATTAGATAAATTAGTCTTCTTCGTTATCAGCCTCGTAGTTCTTATCTACGTAATTGAAAAATTCTTTTTTCTTCTCGCCTTCAAGTTCACCCGGTGAAGTAACACCAAACTTTTTAAGAGCCGATTTAAAGAATTTTTGATATCTTTCTTTATCTTCTGCCATTTTAGATTTAGCTTCATTCATAGCATGAGCTTCAGCAACTATTTCTTCAGTAACTTCTTCATTAGCAAGTTGAAGTGCGGCTTTTACTTCTGGATCGTCAGATAAACCTTTCTTCATCTTCTCGATTTTATTAACAGCACCAGTCATATTGCCACCCATTTTTAATGCCAGATCAGTTGCTTTCTTTAATAAAGCTTTAGGAAACTTACCTTCTTCAATAGTTTCTTCTTCAACTTCTTCCTTCATTGTTTCAACAGCTTTAATTAGATCTTGGACAGTATACTTCTTTTTAGGATCTAAAGCTCCAGCCAAAGTTGTTTTATCTGGAAATTTAGTCTTTTTACTAGCAATTAAACTTGCGCCATCAAAATATAAGCCTTTAGCTCTTGTGGCTTTTTTTAGAAACTTAGAAAGTTCCATTTGAGGAATATCAGAAGCCATTGCTCTAGGGTCAACCTTAGCAGTATTTTCTTCAACTTCCACAACACTTTCAAACTGGTTGCTTTGAATTTCAGCGCCTTTGCTCTTTACTGCTTTCTGAATTGCAGCATTACTAAGTTTGCTTGCGTCCCCACGAGTCCCAATAGATATAGTTCCTACGAACTTATTTGATTTTGATGGTGCTTCCGAATCAGTAACAAGACCACCTAAAGATTTAACTGCATCTTTTACCGACATTTTTTCACTTTTCCAATCTTGCTTTAAACCGCCAACGTCGGAAGGCTTTGGACTTTTTGGCATTGTATCTTTATAGTCAAATCTAATTTTAGTTACTGGTTGAAGCGCTTCGTCAACTTCCTCTTCGTCGCCTTCATCTTCTTCGGCAACCGCGCCAGGACCATAAGTTTTTTTAACTTTGTGAGCATCTTTAAAGTCTTTTTCGCCTTTAGCTTTTGGCTCGGCTACTTCGTCAACTTCTGGTTTGTCATGGGTATAACCCTTATCAGCAAGAGCTTTATGCTCTGCTTCGTCTTTGGCTACTTTCTTTTCGCCAGTTTCTGGGTGAAACATATCGTGTGGATATTTCGCCTCTTCCTTTTTTACTCTACCTTCAACTACATCGCTAACAGCTGCAGCAATGCTCAAAGTAGTACTATCTTTAAGTTTCATATTAGTTTCTCCTATTTTATGAAAAGCATTCCTGTGATAGCTGTGGCAGCGCCAGCAATGACTATCCAGAATAATTTATTAATTATATTTACAGTTTGTGCATTCTCACGCACAAGTATTTCTAATCTATCAACTCTATTTATAAGAGTTAATATCTGTTCCCCTTGTTGTTTACCAAATTCGGCCATGGTTGATATTCTCTCTTCGGCTCTGGCCAATGAGATTATCACATCTGACATCCTATCGATTTTTTCTTCGATTCGATCAAGTCTTGCGGCCTGTTCTAATCGTTGTTCAGCAGCACTAGGCATAGTTACATATCCTACATTTTAGTGGGGTTGCACCCTTTATTAATCTATGATATTCTTCTTTTTTAATTCTGAATACCATACCTTTTTTGAGAAGCCAAGGCAAACAATCCTGTAATTGAAATTGCCATCCTTCACCCTCTAAAATTTCTATTTCTCTGTCATCAGCGTCACGGTGCCAAACATATTCAGCATCATCTTTCTGAAGATCAAAGTTTCTTATTTCACCGTCTTCCCAGTACGGCTTACCAAAAGTAAGATCCACCACCTTTTAACCCCAAGTCTTTGGCGTATTTTGGCAATCTACATGCCCAATAGCCTGGTTTAGTTTTATCAGTTTTAGTATCACAATTATGACGAGCTGCAAAGTTTCTTGCTGCATCTCTATCATTAATCTTAGATGTTAAACCACCCTTTTCGTCACCAAATTCAATCTTTTTCACATTACCTGTTTTAGGATTTTTTACATAAACCACATACTTCTTTTTTCCACTAGATCTTTTTGGTTTATTAAGCTCTTGCTCTTCATCAATTTCAATCATAGGCTGTTCTAAAGGCACATGCTGACCTTCATACAATCCAAATCTTTCTTCAATGTGCTCCAAAAAACTATGCATTATTTACCCTTAATAGTCCTTACAACTTTACTTAGTATCATCTTAACAGCGGTGTAGTATGCAAAGCCATGACCCCATACTATATGGAATGTGTGGTTCTTTTCAATTTCTTCTTTAGCGCCAAACTTTTTAGTCCAGTTATCTACGTATTCGCCTTTATATCTTAATACAGCGTGTGATACTTTCCACTTACTTGGTCCAACTAAACAAATGCCTGCTTGATGAGTAATTAACATCCACCACATTTTAAGATGACTTTCACCACATAATCTATAGAGAATAGAAAGAGAATAGTCTTCACAATCACCTACAAGCTTTCCTTCGGCGTCTTCAGAGTAAATAATTTTCCATGCATCAGCCATACCGTACTGTTCTTTATCGTATCGATATTTCCACTTACTGTTAAATGATGATACTATTTTATCTCTTGCTTTTACTTCTTCTCTATTCATTTTTTTTGTCCCTTTATCCATTTTATGGCAATGCTATTTTCAGGTGGTTGAGCTGCCCATCTTTTAATATCTTTATACGCTTCTAGGGTTGAGGTTTCTATATCAGACCCTTTAGAGTTATCAATAACAATCATGCGGTTTCTAAAAAGACCTTGAAATTTACCAATGTTCTTTTGTACATCTTTCCACATTTTTGTTACTAAACTATCTTCTAGAGAACGCGGCCTCATTCTGTTTCTTTCTAATGCTGTATCCAAATCCGTATTAACAAAAATCATGTGTACAGCATATCCAATTGTTCTTAACATATCAACTTGCTTTTTAATTTTAGCATAGTCTTTACCAGTACCATCAATAACAAGACCTAATCTACCATCTAGAGACATTTTCATTTGCCTGCCAGTTAAAGCTTTTGCTTTTGCTCTTACCGCTTGACCCTGAGCAGATGCAATATCTTCTGGATTAGTTGTTAACCCAGCCTTTTTTAATCCTTTCTCAAAAGCATCATCAGAATTTATTAATCTAAATCCTAATGCTTGCAATGCAGTTTTACCTATCACAAATGATTTACCACTTCCTGGTCCACCTGCTAGGAATACTGCTTTAAAAATAGAAGGATCATTTGCTCCTTCCATTATATCAAAATGTTCTTTAAAATTATCCACCGAATTCGTGACCTGCAACTCTCTTCATTTGCTTTTTAAATTCAGCAAAATCTGGTTTACTTTTGTAAAGCTTAATAGAGATCTCATCTCTATCTTTACCCTTAATTCTCCACTTATAACCTTTATCTAAATGTTCTGGCTTTGTGGTCTTTACTACTCTACGCTTGAACCCATCTTCCCAAGGTTCACTCTTACCTGTACCTTCAGTAAAGTATTGCTCAAAAGTCTTCATTTCTTTAAATCATACCGATATGATTTATCTTTAGCTTGACCTTTCTTAGTAATTCCATATCCTGCGATTTGAGCCAAAGCCTTTAGAACAGGCCAGTTTTTTTCATCTTTTTTCTGCCTTCTCGCCTTTAGCATATCATCTTTAATCTTATGGAACAACGTATCAATCATATCCATATCATTCATAACTAATGGAGCTTCGTCAAGATTGGTTTGTTCTTTAAACGTTTTCACTTTAGAACCTTTGCTAATTCCTGAACAGTCATAACTTTGATATTACCTTCATTATCTACAGTACCAAACTTTAGAGTTTTTCCGTCAAGTCTAGGCTTAATACTATATGCAGATAGGCCGCCTTTTTTACCTGGAATATTATGGACAGTTCCATCTTTATCCATTTTAGGCTTTTCTCTATGACTTGGATTGTCGTTGCCAAGTGCTTCTCTTACTTCTGTAAATCTTTTCATTTTTATTTCCTTTATTTTAAATTTTTCTTAATGAACGATTCATAATCAAATCGTTGAATCCAACCGTTATTATCAAACCTTTTAGACATCCACCTAGCATTCTCAGAGGTTTGCTTTTTCCAAGCAGTATCTGTTTTCTTACCGCCTTGTTTAGCAATATTAGTATATGTTTGCATAAGAGCGGCTGCACTTTGCTTAATTCCTTCATCAAACAATCCCTTATCTACCAGCGTTTTCATTTGATCAGGCATTAGATCTTTTTTAACGTTGAAAATAAAACGAATAACTTTTTCAGCTTCTCTTCTGTCTTGCATGCCGTGCGCTTTAATACCATAATCTTTTTTATACATGTCAAAACGCTTTTTAGTAGAAAGCTTTGCTTCACCCATGTTTCTTATTTCTTGAAAAGTTTTCATTTTATCTCCTATTTGCTTTAACTTTAGCCAATCTTTCTTTAGCCTTTTTTAAATTGTCTTGAGCTTTACGACGCTTTTCTATTTTATTTGCTTTTTTATTAGCAGCGTCTGCCCGGCCTTGTGTTGATAGACGCTTAGCTCCTTTTTTTACACCTTTAACTGCAGCCTTTCCTCCGGCTTTAGCCGCTTTACCAGCTAATCTTGCTGCGCCCTTTGCCAGTTTCCTAATTAATTCGTCAATTTGTTCTTCACTTAATGCGCTAATATATGCTTGCTGATCGGCTTCATTCATGTCAACAAAATTATCAACACTAAGCTCTCTTATTTCTTGAAAACTTTTCATTTTTATCCTCTTATTTTTGCGGCTAGGTCTTTGTCAGCCCCGCCCCATGTTCCTTTTGATTTTGTTGCAAATGAATTAACTCGTGCTAATCCCCATTGTGTTGGATTTGTTCCAGGTCTATGGCTTGATTTCCAAGCTGCGTATCCTCTATCAAATACTTTCTTTAATATACCATAAGGCATACCGGTTTTATCGGCCTTTTTCATAAGCGCTGCTTTTGCATCAGCTTCTTCTAAAGATTGTGAGAAGCTTTTCATTTCTCCAAACTTCTTTTTAAAATTCTTTGTATGGTTACTTTCAGGAGCATTGGGTCTTTCTTTATCATGAGCTGCTTTTTGCTTTGCATTCATGTCAGAATATTTCTTTTCTTCCTTTTGCCCTGGCGTATCTTTTTTATATTGAGCCGTTAACTTTTTAGTGCCAAATTCTCCAGCACCACATTTTTCTTCTAAATGCTCAACGTCATCAAGCCATACTCTTTTTTTCCATTGGCCAAATTCAACTACTAAAAAGTTAGTGCCACATCTTTGTATAACACCAACTTGGTTTGTTTCTTTTAAAACGACTTCATCGCCTTCTTTAAATAGATTGCCTTCAACAAACTTTTCTCTTTTCTCAGAGACTGGCGCTAATTCAATATGCTTACGTACCGATTCCCTTTTAAGATTCATGCCTTTACGTAATGCATAGTATAATGTTTGGATACCATCACCCGGTATTTCTAAAGAGTTATCAGCAAATCCTTGTAAATCACCAGCTGCAACAAAAGCTCTTAGTTTAGATGCTGACATTCCGGAAACACCTTCAGCATCAGGATCACGTTCTCCAGCAGAAATTACTTTAATTCCACCTTCAAAATTATAAAATCCGTGCCTTGCCTTTTGACCATTATACTTATTTAATAATTTTTCAAATTCATCAACTCGGTCGCTACCAGCAACCATAGAAACTTTAGTATACCCTTGATCATATAGCTTTACTGCAATATCAATTACAGTACGTACATCGGCATCTGCCATAATGTTTCGAGCATGCTTAGGAAACATTTTACGCATAAACTTGACTTTTTCTTTAAAGGTAAGAGGGTTCTTCTTAGGATCTTGAGACTTAGAAGCATATATGCGATATGAACCACCTGAAACCTTTTTTAGTTTTTCAAATAGTTTCTCGTGGCCTGTTGTTGGAGGATTAAACCGGCCGAACACAAAGGTCATTTCTCCCTTTGCTTCTGATAGATATTCGCCAAAGCTTTTAAAATCCATTATTTGTCACCTTTACTTTTTAATTTTGCTCTATCTTTCTTTTTAATTCCAGGCAAAAGCTTTTTGGCTATTTTTGCAATAGCTCCTTTTTTATTAGCTAATTTTTTTTCAATACCGGCCCGTGCTGCAAATGATAGATCACCTTTCTTTTTGTCTTTGAGGATTTTTTTGATTAGAAACTCTCTAGCTGCTTTATTTGCTTTAGCTTTAAGTTTTTCTGGGGATGCTAATTTCTTGGCTGCTTTCTTTTTGCCAAGCGCAATTTTAGCTTTGTTTTTTCGAAATGCAGCTTTCATCTTCATACGATGCTGAAGTGACATTGCTTCTGAAAAGTCTACGCTTTCTTCAGATAGTTCTGCATTGTGATCTTTGAATGATTTCATCTTATCCTCGGTTCCCATTTAGTTAGGATTATCCCAACCTTTAATTATATCTTTGCTGAAATTATTAGTAGAAAATTCTAAACGATCTACCAATTTAACAGCGCCACCTTCCATACGATCTATAGCAACAAAACCCTCAGGGTTGGTCACTTTAAATCCGGATCTTGTCTTTACAAACGTGCCAATATTATTTAACTTGTTTAGTTTATTTATAATAATTAATTTGCTATCTGTTACTAAATTATGTAAATCAAACACATTTTGTAAGTTTTTTATGTTTGATTTGTCAAAAAACGCAAGTAATTGATCTCTTTTAGCAATTTGAATATCCTTACCCTTTTGACTACTTCTCTTGTCAATTTCTTTTTGGTATCTTGCATTAACCCACATTACTAATCCAGTTGCATGCTTCTTAGTATCTGTGATACGCTGGCCTTCTCTCACTTTAGCATTATTATATACATTGATCATAAGATTTAATTCTTTATTTGATTCAATTTCTTTAAGTGTTGAAGCTGAGATTTTTCTAAACATTTTGCCCGCATCAGAAAGCTTTTTATTTAGTGCGTCGGTTTCTTCTTTTGTTAATGTCGCGGTTCCTGATAGATCATCCAATGTTGCGTCTTGCATCCACACATCTTTAGATGATCTAAGTTTACTAACGATTTCTCTACCAAACTCGGCACTCATCGTCTCAAATGTTGCTCCAGAATACGTTGTATGCCAAACAATTCCGATCTGAGCTGCTCCAATCTCCTTAGCGAGGGCACTACCAGTAGGTACTGCGTAAGCGATAGTGTTAGGATGAAACACAATATGACTAACTCCATTTATCTTCTCCTTTTTGAGGTCTGACTTATCAAACATAAAGTCGCCTTGTATAACACCTTTAATTCCTAAAGGCTTAAGATAGTCGTATGCCATTTTTAATTTTTTAGATAGATCTCCACTTGTATCAGCATCTATATCTGCGTGTGATTTATAAATTTTTGGATTGGCATTAAAGATGCCTTTTTTTGCAACAAAGAATTCGCCATCGGATGGATCTTCTCCTGCAAATACGGCGGGGGCACCGTCCCACTTTACGGTAATGTCTACTGCAGATTTTGCATTACCGGATAACATATCTCGCAACGACCTGAGTGCGATGATAGCTTGGCGCGCCCCCTTAACTCCACCGTCAATAATAAGATCCTCGATATGAATCATATGAGTATTCTTTCCTGCGGCTTCTGATAATTGATTTTTAAATGATTTCATTATTGGTATACCTTTACATATGCACTAGAATCTTCTAATTTAGATCCAGCGTAGTTTACGATTTTAGTAATCCACCTATTACCTTTGACGCCAGCATTTAAATCTACATAGTATAAAACATATAGACATGACAATTTTGCGCCTAACCAATAAGCATCTTTACGTAAGATTTCTTTTTCAAAGCTTTCATAAGAGTCATTCTTATAAAAATGGCTATACATTCTCCAAAATATTTTAGTGGATTTGCTATCGCCTTTTACAATTTTCTTTGCCATTCTGTTTATTGATTTATTATCTGGAATTCGTTTACGCATAACCTGCTTTATAGCGTCTTGCATAACTCCATATCCGGCGCCGCCGCCTCGTGCAGTTTTAAGCACAATTTCTGCTCTTATTGCACCTCCAAGAGAACCAGCACTTAGTGCAAGTTTTCCGCTATCAAATATAACAGTTGCTGCTTTAGTAGACCAAAAAGTTCCTCTTTTTTCACCTTGAAAAAGTATATTAGAAATTTTATGATCGTCAGTATCAGGGGGCAATTTAATATTATATTCTACTGCTTTAGCTGTTTTTTTGACAAGCTTAAGTGAGATGCCTACAAGCTTACGATCTACAAAAGCTTGTAGTAGTGATTTATTATAACCTGCAATAGTGTCAGTGTTTAGATCGCTCATGTTAAATGTTTTATCGATAGCCCATATATCTCCTGGGTTCCATTTATCATCTTTAACTGGAGTTTGATCTGAATTTGTATATGCTAGGTTTTTCATACTATAGACCGAATTCATCAGTCTACTATTTCTATGAAATGTCTGAGACTTATTAATATATCCTTCTTTATAAAGCAACTCTGCAGATAGATATGAAGAAGTAAACCATCCACCCTCAACCGATAATATTTCATCTAAGCTTGCATCTACTTCAACTTGGCCATATGCGGCTTCGAGTATATCGTGATTCATAAAGAATTCTTCTGATTGATTTCCGTGATCTAGGAATGCTTGACACATAACACATTGATGAGACTCTGTTATTTTAGTATTAAGTGTGCCGCCTCCAGCTCCTCCTCCACCGCCAAACACTGAGCTCTTTCCTAGGTCGGAAGATGAAATAGTTGTTTCGTCGTCGTTTAAGGGGAATGGCTTTTTTAATTTCTTAAATATCTCAATTTGAGCTAAAGCATCTTCGATATTAGTTACTGTAAAAGTGCCACCTTTTGCGAGCTCGAGGGGTTTTTTATCTCTGATAAGACGCGTTAAAATGTCTATACGATCTTCACCGGTAGACGTATTCGGTTTTTGCAGTTCTGCTGGAGTTAGCTTAACTGCCTCTTGGATGCTTTCGAAATTGCTAAATTTTATCATAGTAGTATTATAACGCTCCGGTTGAATTTGTACAATACTATTTATACTATTTTTTAATTCGATAAGAAGGTTCGTAGAGTTTATTTGGATGAATGTCATCGTTTTCGTCGGTATAAATTATACCAAGTATTTCTAACATTCCTATCATCTTTTCTCCGCCTTCTTTCAGTCCAATCTTATAAGAAGACCAACCTACTCCAACAATAACTGTAGAAAATATTAAATATTCCATTATTTAACAAATATCCGTTCCATAACTGACTCGTGCCCTTTAGCAACCATTCCAGCATGAAATTTCATAGCTTCACTCATATCGTCAAAAATATATGATGCAAGTAAGTTTCCTTCTTTATCGAGTGCAGTAACTTTCCAACTATCCATTATCCATTCCTCATGTATTTAGATGCAGGTTTTAATTCAATAAACTTCCTGCGGGATTTAGAAAATTGCTTCATAGGAGATTTAAACTCAGTATACATTTTAGTACCTGTAGATTTAAACCCTACGCAATGTCCGTGTTCATTTAAGATATAGGTATGATTCAGGACTTTATATCCTGCATCATCCCATGTTGTGATTTCTTTGAAAGCTTTATACTGTGTAGACATAAACATCCATCCTTTCAGCATGTCTTAGTGGAAGAGACTGATCGTATTTTCTAGGATGTTTTCCATCAGCAATTGCTGCTGCAGTCCTTGGACCTCTACCTTGACACTTAACTCTGTATCTAGTAGACTTGACCGGTTCGACATCTGTCCAACCACTCTGATATCTATAATTATTCATTTTGTCTTTCTGAGCAGCCATTTTGTTTATAGCTTTAACAGTTGACCTAACAGTTTCTAGTTCTAACATATCGCCTGCACTTTTAGTATACGCAGTCATTACATAGCTATCACTTATATTTCTTTTTTTCATAATTTAATTCCTTATCAATTGTTTAATATAAAGTTATTATACAGCATTTTTCACTATTTGTACACCTTTTTTTGCACAAATAGTATATAGATTCTATACGTATTTTATACGCCGTGAGTCATGTGCTCATAAGAATCTTTACATTCTTCTAGCTTGTCACCACACGCACATGTTTCTGATTCTTCGATTGAAGGAGCTCCGACGATAGATCTTACATGATCTTCTGAGAGCGTCACTCCAACTAGCTTTGCGATTACTTCTTCTAAGTTTGGTTCATACATAATTTTCTCCTTAAATTCCTGTCCATCTTACTGCGGCTTTGTTGTAACCTTCAAGAATGTTTCCTCTTGCAAAGTTAGTAGCTGGAGCGTTATATCCAGCAGCCATTAGCATATCACCAATCTTAAACTTCTCATTAGTTTTGTTATCGATGGCTTTAGGTGATTTTTTGACAATGAAACCGACTACGCTTGAAGCACCGTTTTCTTCTTGTCTCAGCAACTTAATATAGTTTCTTCCTTCTTCGAAGACATACGTATCATTTTTAGTGTGCTCATACTTGGCATGCAATTGGTCTTGCATGATGGTTAGAAGTTCTTGGGTTTTTTCAATTAGTTCGTTCATAGTTTAGTTCCTTTATCAATTTATAGTACCATTATACCACACAATAAAGGGTTTGTACACCTTTTTTTGAAAAAAAGTGTACTTTTTTTATATCTATTTGTTATATGTAATATGGTAACTATAACTACTATATTACATCGTCTAAAGGAAATATCTGATATATTGCCTCAGCACAAGCCTTAGCAATCAACTGATGTTCCTTCTGAGTGCCGTTTTCTGCTCTCAATTGGATATAATGTATCCATGATCTCAGTGTTCCATTTACGTACATACGAGACATCGTTAAACCCTCAGGTAGAATTGCTCTAGCCTGTTCTTTTGCGATGCCGGCATTGATAGCCCATTCATATGCGTGTTTACAACGCTCGATAATTACCTCTTGATACGATTCCCATATATGATGTATAGGATCATCAATACCAACTTCTACTGAATTTTGACGATTCTTATCGTCTTGCATCCTAGCTTCTCTAGTAATAAAGCTTAGGTCTTTTGTAGGATCAGCATACCGCTGACTAAATTCTTGAAACGAAAAAGATCGATGTCTAAGAATTTGTCTGGCGATATCCCGAGTAGTATCGATTTCCATACAGACACTGGCCATCTCTAAAGGCGACCAGTGCTGATGTTTAATCAAATACTTGACTAATTTCTCCGCGGTCTCTTCATTATTTTGGTTGTTTGGATTCGAAACTCTGGCACAATATGCAACCATTTGTAACAAATCATCTTTCAAATCAACGCCAATTGCTGGCTTACTATACGAAACAACACGAACATTGAACATTAATTAGTCCTCTTTTTTTACTAAAGTGTAAATACCCCAGGCTAATCCAGCCCAAGCTAAAAGTTTAGCGATACCGCCAAACAAAATTACTGAACCACATACCACAATAAGTGATACTCCATCCAAAGATGTTCTTTCAGCAAGTCTTCCTTTAATCCAATCTAACATAGCATTTCTCCTATACTTTAAATTCTGCAAACGTGTCTTTATTTTCATTATTCCCCCACGTCGCAATTGGTTTATCGGGGATGCTCATGTCAGACATTATGTCGTCCTGAGCAGATTCTTCTACATCATACAATTTCATCCTTGCACGATCAATTCCGACCACAAATCTTTTAAATTTAGTCGGATCATTATATCTATTCTTAAGTTGCTTAACCATTACTTGATTAAGTTCATCCAATTCTTCAGTCGCTATTAATGCAAACATCAAATCGGCTGTAGCTGGTAAGCCAAAGGATTCTGATGTATCTTCAAGACCCACATCAGTATTACTAAAACCAGAACGTGTAGTTTGAGTCGCTGTCATAATTGGCAGATTAAACTCAATAGCTAGACCACGTAATTCTTCAGCAATAGCTTTAATGTAAGTGTAACTATTTATACTACCACCCATTGCTTTCATACGAGAAGACGAGCATATGTTTAAGTAATCTATGTATATGATATCTGGTGCAAACTTTTTCTTAAGTTTTAATTCGTTGAGCAAAGCTCTAAAATGACCAGAATGAGCAGCACCTGTTGGATATTCTTTAATGAGTAATTTACCAATAGTTCCTGTAGCAATCTTTTCGATCTTTTCAGAAAACACATTTTTAGGTAATGACTCAAGCTGTTGAATAGGTAGATCCATAAGATTAGCATCAATACGTTCAGCGATTCTTTCTTCAGCCATTTCCATAGTGATGTATAAAACGTTTTTACCTTGTTGCAATACTGAGGCTGCATTATGACACATAAACAAAGATTTACCTACACCTGTACCGGCCAAACACACATTAAGTGTTTTGTTTGGAATACCACCCTTTGTAATCTTATTAAAATATTCAAGATCCCACGGAATGCGTTCTTCAGTTTTATTGTAAAAGTCAAAACGTGCCGAAGAATCGTCAATATAATCATGACCGATTGCTTGATCGAACGATACGCCAAGCGCAGTCGAAAGAATTTCCGGTATCGCACCTTCAGATTTTTCTGGATCCTTGCCATCAATAATACCGATAGAATCCATAATCGCAAGATATACTGCACGATCTTTGCACCACTTTTCAGTCTCATTGATCAAATAGTCAGTGTCAAGATCAGTCTTATTTGCAATCTCGTTAATTAAAATCGATGATTGATTTAAGACATCTTCTGGAGCAGCTACCTTTTGTAACTCAATATCTAACACTCTACCTGTAGGTAATTTATTATGTGTTGCTACAAAGCTTACAATAAGATCGAATACTACTTTGTGCGAACCTTCAAAATATTCTTTTTGAAGATATGGTATTACGCGTCGGCAGTATTCTTCGTTATTAAGTAGATGACTCAGTACGTGCGTTGGTATTTCGTTCTTCAAGTTTTGTCGTTCCTTGTTCAATAATATGTGTTAATAAATCTCCGAGGTAGTTATTAAAATCCTCGTCTTCTTTCAATGTGTCGTGATCGTAATCACCAGGATCGCTTATGTTATATGTAAATGATAACGTTGCGATATCAAGTTCCGGAGATTCCTTGATCGATACAGTACCGTAAATAAATCTTACATTCGGAAATGGTGAATTATCGTTTAAATGTATCGCATAGAAATCAGAATCCGGATGTTCTACTGTAATATAATGACTATCCATTTTCTTGCTCGATGTCTAATTCGACGTCTAGTAGTGGTTTATGACCGATTTGATAATGGCCTTTTAAAAACTCTTTAAAGTTTGTTCCTTCGAAAATAGGTTTCCAGAACTCTTCTTCTAAAGTATCTTTTTCTCTCACTTTAGGTTGAACTAGTTCACCTGTTTCCATATCGACTCTACAATACCAGCCTACATTCGGTTTTTGAACGTAACCGCCGGCTAATGCAACATCTAGTAATCCTGAGTATGGAGCAATACCACCTTCCCAAGTTACACTAATTGGAATCTTAGACTTCTCTTTTACAAATCTAGATTTCTCTACATTGATCACAAAGTTATAACCTTTGATCTCTGTACCAGTCTTTTGTTGTTGTCTTCCGATAATCCAAATGTTATCTGCTGAATAATAAATTCCGGTACCGCCAGAAACAATTGCTTTAGGAAACAATCCGATCTCTTGATATGTGTGATTAACAGCAAGCAAAGGAATATTCTTCATGGCCAGATAAGGAGTGACCATTCTGAATAAACCCTTGAGTGCTTTGGCTCTTGACATGTCAGCAACTGATTTTTCGTTTAACGCATCTTCTAATTCTTTCTTAGAAGCAAGGTTACCAATAGAATCAATGACTACAATGACTTTATCATTTCTTTCAATATTTTCTAGTTGACCTACTAAATCAAACTTTAGTTGCTCTACGTCCGTGATTGGAGTATGTAATACTCTATCAGTATCGATACCGAATGATTCGAAATATGATTGCGGTGAACCAAACTCTGAATCATAAAATAGTAACACTGCATCTTCGTGTTCCTTTAAATATGCACCTGCCATCAATAAGGCAAATGATGTTTTAAAGTGTTTAGAAGGACCGGCCAATACCGTTAAACCAGGAGTTAATCCACCATCTGGATCTCCGGATAAAGCGACATTGATCATAGGCACTTCTGTTTTAGTCATTTCTTTATCGGCAAAGAATATTGACTTTGATAGAACGTCCGAAGCTTTAATCTTAGAGTTCTTTTTTAATTTATCCATTACTGACATTATCTTTTTCTCCTTCCGAATTGTGTTTGCTCTTGAGACCTTAATTGTCTCTTATGTCTAGCGATCGCTTCGGCTTTCTTTCGCTTACGTTTTGCCGTTGGTTTTTCGTAAAACTCTTTCGCGCGGACATCTTGTAAGATACCTGCGGCTTCTACGGCTTTTTTGAATTTTCTTAATGCAACATCAAAAGGCATATCTTGAGGTGGACGATTGTCTCGTTTACCTTTCCGATTATTATTGAACTTTCTTGGTTGCGCTTTTAAATTAATACTTGGCATATTTCCTCTTTTATTAGTTAATGGGTATATTATAACATGAAATCAGTCAATTGTACACAGTTAATTCCCCAATTTTTACGTCTATATGACTCTGGAGATAAGTGTACCGATGACGTACTTTCCATATGATCCTTAGCGTATTTCTCACTGTCCATTGTGAGCCACTCTTCAGGATATTCAACCCTTTTCATTCCTAATGCATCCATATTAGCGATCCATTGGTTTAAAGCGTTGATTCTTTCTTCGCGAGAACCCCAAAACGGTTGATCTTTATAGTAACCCGTTTTCGGTAGTTTTCTCTCTTCGAATTCTATTGGCCATGGTGTTGAGTATTCTACTTTAATTCCTTTACGTTCTAACTCATCTCCAAAGCGTTTCCATTCTTTTAGCATAGGCATACTATCAGCGTTTAATCTGCAAATATGATGTCTAATATCTATGTTACCAAAGGACATAGTAATTCCTTTCGGCATACATTCTAATATATGTTTGGTGACATACTCAAAATCTGATTTAATTTGACCATTGAGTGTTAGTCCATCAGTTTTTATTACCATTGAGTCTTCTCGAGAATAAGCGGCAGTATGCGAATCGCCTATTGTTAACCATTTTATATCGGCAATATCTGTAGATTTAAGTGTTCTTGCAGTCTTACATTTTTCTGATACAGTATCACACCACTCTTTATTCTCAACATCTTTACGCTTTTTTAGCATAGCACCATAGTCTGGCATATCAATATCTAGTGAGTACACAATCCTGGCTTCTAAGAAGTTATTGATTCTTCTTTCTAGTTCATCAGTAAATCCACCAAACAAGTTTAGTGACCCACCAAAATTAACTCCATGATCTAGATATAAAACATCTACTTGGTATCCTTCATGGTTAATTCCAACTCCTAAGTTTTCAGACCACGTTCTTGCCCAGCCATATCCGTGACTATTCTTCTTCCTAGGTATTTTGTTAAATGTTCCTGTAATCATAAATTTTTATCCCAGTCTCTATAACTGTCAACTGACTCATATAGTGTTTCATCCGTTAAAGTAGGCTCTGGTCCTACATTCCAGAATAATATATTTCTTCCGGTATTCTTAGGTATAAACTTCCAGACTTTACCATCATATGTATCAATGCATGGAAATGGCGGAAGGTTTTCTGTTTTTTCAGAAGCAGTAAAAGCCTTTGGTTCACTAATAACTTCAGCTCTACCCAGCTCTCCAGCTTTCATATTTCTCGATACTGCCACTGAAGTAAATTTAGCGTTAGGCCATGCAATTTGTAAAGCTCTAGTAAGTACTCCGGTTGAAGTTGCCACGTATACTTCATCAGGTTCACGGATTGCGCTCGCAACCTTAACCATACCGGCCGTAACCATTTCATGTTTTAAACCTAGTGGAACAAAGTAGTAGCCTTGTTTTCTTGAATCTTCTAATGCAATTTTATTTAAGTTTGGCATTGCGGCAATTCTGTGAAAACTCACATCAGCGCCTTGTTCTATGCAACACGCTTGGTGGTGCGAAATCTTTTTACTAGACGGCATATACAATCTAACTTTTTTATTATGTCGTTTAGCAGCATCTAAAATACTTACACCTGCTAA